TTCAAGCGGAACATAACATCCTCATGCACCCCTTTCACATGTTGGGAGTTGCTGGTGTATTTGGTGGTTCTTTGTTCTCGGCTATGCATGGAAGTCTTGTTACTTCTTCGCTTGTCCGTGAAACGACTGAAACTGTTTCGTTGAACAATGGCTACAAGTTTGGACAAGAGGAAGAGACATACAACATCGTCGCAGCTCATGGCTACTTCGGACGATTGATTTTTCAATATGCATCTTTTAACAACTCTCGGTCGCTGCATTTCTTCCTCGCAGCTTGGCCGGTTGTTGGCATCTGGTTTGCCGCCCTCGGCGTCAGCACCATGGCCTTCAACCTCAACGGATTTAACTTCAATCAATCCATTACTGAGAGTCAAGGTCATGTGGTGAACACATGGGCTGACATTCTCAACCGTGCCAACCTCGGCTTTGAGGTGATGCACGAGCGGAATGCACATAACTTCCCGCTTGACCTTGCATCCGTGGAGTCAACTCCCGTGGCACTTATGGCACCTGCCATTGGCTAACTAATTCGTACGTTCATCCAATGTTTGATCTCTCCATCGACGATGGTGCTGCCCGTATTATCAGGGACGCTTTAAAAGAATACAAAAGAAACTGGTCTGGTGGTCGTCCACAAGAACAGATTGATATTGAGTTTTTAGAGACACAGTTCAATCGTATGGTGTTGGAGGCAGAGTTGGACGCATGACCTCCTAAGCATGGAACGGGGCTTAGGTTTATTCAGGTACGAACTTATGTCCAACATCGTTATCCGCTACATCGCAAACGCTAAGAAGAAAGCAGAAAACTATAAAGTTGATGCTCTTCGTTATCGTGGTGTAGTTTACAAACAACTGGTTAAGTAAGCTTACAGGGAGGTGCAAGTCCTCCCGCCAGTATTGGCTTTGGCCCTTACGAGGATACCCTTAGCCGTCTAGACGGTGGGATAGACCACAACAAAAAATTTCCAAGATCTTGGAGTCGGTTATAAAAACACTTACTCCTATTAATGGCACAACAAAATTCTACTCTGGTCACTAATCTTACACGGCCAGGTCAATCTAATAGCACGGGTGATTCTCGTGCCCTATATCTCAAGCTGTTTTCCGGCGAGATGTTCAAAGGCTTCCAGCAAAATGCGATCGCTCGTGACCTTGTCATGAAGCGTACGCTGAAGAATGGTAAGTCTCTTCAGTTCATCTACACCGGTCGTACGACGGCTGAGTACCACACCCCCGGAAATGCAATCCTCGGTAACACCGACGGTGCACCCCCGGTGGCTGAGAAGACTATCACCGTTGATGATCTTCTCATCTCCAGTGCATTTTTGTATGATCTCGATGAAACTCTGGCGCACTATGATCTGCGCTCTGAAGTATCTCGTAAGATCGGATATGCACTTGCTGAGAAATATGATCGTCTGATCTTCCGCGCTATTGCTCGCGGTGCACGTCAGGCATCTCCTATCACCAAGACCAACTTCGTTGAGCCTGGTGGTACTCAGATTCGTGTTGGTTCTTCTACCAATGAATCTGATGCATTCTCCTCCTCTGCTCTGGTTACTGCGTTCTATGACGCTGCCGCTGCTATGGATGAGAAAGGCATCTCGCAGGACGGGCGTGTGGGGGTTCTCAACCCACGTCAATACTACGAATTGATCCAGGCTGTTGGTTCCAACGGACTGGTGAACCGTGATGCACAGGGTGGCGCTCTTCAGGGCGGCAACGGCATCATCGAGATCGCTGGTATCAAGATCTACAAGTCCATGAACATCCCGTTCCTTGGCCGTTATGGCACCAAGTACGGCGGTACGACTGGTCAGACTGATCCTGGTAACACTGGTGACTTCGTGAACCCTGCTGTGGAAGATGCTTCCGGTGCTACTACCGGCATCAATAACGACTACGGAACTGCCTCTGAGTTCGGTTCTGTGTCTGCTGGTCTGATCTTCCAAAAGGAAGCAGCCGGTTGTGTTGAAGCTATCGGTCCTCAGGTCCAAGTAACCAGTAATGACGTGTCCGTGATTTATCAGGGTGACGTGATTCTGGGTCGTTTGGCCATGGGTGCAGACTATCTGAACCCTGCTGCCGCTTGTGAACTGTATGTCGGTGCTACTGCTCCTTCTGCATTCTGATAATTCGTTCTTTATGGGGATCCTTCGGGGTCCCTTTTTTTTAATTATATGGCTTTTCCTACCACTAATTCTGCACAGGAACTACCTGCTGTAAATCAAATACTGCAGTCATGTGGTCAAGCGCCTGTGACTACTCTTGATCAAACCAACCCGGACGTTGCGATTGCTTATAGCACCCTTTTACAGGTGTCTCAAGAAGTCCAGGCTGAAGGATGGAGCTACAACATTGAATACGATTACGAGTTCACCCCTGACACCAATAACGAAATCCTAATTCCTAACAACGTACTGCAACTAGACCTTGCACCCGAGTACACAACTATGGATGTAGTTCGGAGAAACGGCAAGCTTTACGATAAGGTCGAGCACACGTATGCCTTCACAGATAAGGTTAAGTGTGATGTTGTCTGGTTGTTTGATTGGGTTGATCTTCCTACACCAATTCAAGATTACATTGTAGCTAGAGCTGCTTCAATTGTTTCTTCTCGGATTGTTGGAGATACAACTCAATTCCAAATGCTTAGCCAAAAGGAAGCGTACAACCGTGCGATGGCTTTGGAGTACGAATGTAATCAAGGTGACTACACCTTCTTCGGACATCCGAGAGGTAACAACGCATATATCAGTTACAAACCCTATCAAGCCTTGTATCGCTAATGGCAGCAGTAACACAACGAATAAACAACTTTCTAGGTGGTGTTAGTCGCCAACCTGATTCTAAGAAACTTCCAGGTCAGGTACGTGAGTGTCTTAATGCTTACCCTGACCCAACCTTTGGACTTGTTAAACGTCCAGGTTTTAAATATCTAGATGTTCTAAAGGACACTGGTGGTTCTGCTTTTTCATCAACAGCATTAGATAATGCTAAATGGTTCTACATCAATCGTGACAATGATGAACGATACATTGGTTGTATTGCTGGTACTGATATCCACATTTGGAATGCCATTGCTGATAGCAACGGTAACTATGTTAAAGCTACAGTTACTTACTCCAACAACGGCGTCAGTAATTACAACCCCACAGCGTACCTAAATACTACCAAAAAAAATTACAGCGTACTTACCGTACAAGACACGTCGATCATCACCAATTCGACATTTACTGTAACCAAGAATGCTGACCCTGCCTACACCTCAGGTCTTCAACATACGGTCAAACTGACAGGTGTTGAATACAGTGCTAACTACACAGTTACCATTGGCAGTCAATCATTCACGAAGCTAACTCGTAATGCTGATAACTTTGGTACGACTGGTGCTAACAAAGCACTGGCTGCTGACGATATCCTTACTGACCTAGAGACAGGTATCAACAACCTAAACATCTCTGGTCTGACTGTTACTAGGCTTGACACCAGTCTTGAATTGGTGAGCACTACAGCTGTCACTGTCACAGCTATAGGTGGTAAAGACTCAACTCTTCTCCAAGCATTTTCCGATCAAGTTGAGAATGTAAGTAAACTTGCTGAGCAGTCCATCCAAAACAGACTGGTCAAAATTATCAATACAGAGTCTGCTAGTGATACTTACTACGCTAAGTTTGTAGCTAATGATGGCACTTCGGGTCCAGGGTTTTGGGAAGAAACTCTTGGTTATGGAATGTCAAATGGACTTAATGTCACGACGATGCCACACGAGCTGGTTAATACCGCTCTGAATACCTTTGTCTTCCAACCCGTAGCCTATACAGCACGCCTTGTGGGTGATGACACTACGAATAGTCATCCCAGTTTTGTAGACAACAAAATTCAACAGGCATTCTTCCACAACAATAGGCTTGGCTTCCTGACTTCAGACAATGTGTCTATGAGTCAGACTGGTGAATTCTTCAACTTCTATCACATCTCTGCTCTTGCTCAGACTGATGCTGACCCCCTTGATATCAACTGTTCAAGCATCAAGCCTGCAGTTCTCCACGCTGTAACACCTACAGCTCAGGGTCTGATTCTGTTTAGTAAAGCACAGCAGTTCATCATGTTCTCTGATGATCAGGTGTTGACACCTACATCAGCGATCATTAGAGGTATCTCTAACTATGAAATGGATCCCGATATTGATCCTGTTGACGTAGGCAATAGCTTGGCATTTGTCAGTAAGACCCCTGGATACTCACGTATCTTTGGCATGCAAACACGAGGTTCTCAAGAGAATCCAATCGTTGTTGACATCAGCCGTGTGGTCTCTGAGTGGGTGCCAGACACTGTTGAAGACATGATTGCTAGCCCGTCCAACAGCTTTATTGCTTTGTATGGTCCTTCTAGTAATTACATTTGGTTCTACCGTACTTACACAAACGGTCAAGAGATCCTTGTTCAATCATGGTATCGCTGGTATCTACCTGGCACCGTGCATAACGTTGTTGTTGATAATGATCGTATGTACTGCGTCGTTAAAGACAGCGGTAAGTACATCCTATTGACTGCAAGCCTCACACAAACACCTGAAGATCAGATCCTTGTCAACAGTGATGGGCAGCAAATCAACCCTTATGTTGACATGTATGCTGTTGCATCTTCTGTTACCTATGACTCCTCTACTAAGGAGTCCAAGTGTTATTTGCCGTTTGACGATCTAACGTCTCTGTCACCTGTACTTATTATCAAAGGTAGTGGTACTAATAACTTCAATGGTGTCACAGAATCTGGTTTTACTATTAGCCCCACTAGGGGTTCTGACGGTACAGGTCCTTATTTCCTTGTGCCTGGCAAAGATCTAACTTCTCAGGCGTCTGATGTAATTGTAGGTTATAAATTTACCTATGATGTGGAGTTGCCTACCATCTATTTTTCAATGGATCCACAAGGTAAAGAGACAGACTTCACCGCTAACGTCACTATTGCAAGGATGAAGTTTTCAGTTGGTCAGTCAAGTGGTCTTGCTTTCAAAATCAAAGCTAAGGGTCGTTCTGAGTGGACTGATGTCATTCCATCTTTGGATGCCAACTACTACCTTGCTGATGACGTACCACTAGAAGAACAGAACGTATTTACGGTGCCGCTGCACCAAAGGTCGGAAAATGTCTCTGTTCGACTTTACAGTGATACACCTTTTCCTGTGTCACTAATTTCAATGATGTGGGAAGGTTCTTATTCCCCAAGATTTTATAGGAGAATGTAAATTATGCCAGCTGGATGGGCTGCTGCTAGTGTTGGGTTGAATGTTCTTGGCATCGGTATGGGTGTCTTAGGAGCTAACGACGCAAACAATAAAGCTGAAAAAGCAGCTAAAGCACAATACGAGCAAGCCAAAAAACTATACGAATTTGATTGGGAATCATCTCTCCGTAAGTATGAGTATTCAAAAACAGCTGTAGACGTTCAACGTCGTCAAGCTGAAAACGTACGTCAATACAAAACTGAGCTGGCTGAACAATCATGGCAGCATCAAAACCACCTTCGTGAATACGAATACAAAAATGCTGTCGCTGCTTTCAATAGATCTGAAGAGCAGTTTGAGGAGCAAATTGCACTTAATACGCTTTCTTCAGTTATTGCCCAGGAAGAGGCAACACGTTCCTTTAACGAAGCTCAGATCTCTATGAACTTCCAAAAGGAAGGGATGACACGTGATCTATACCAAGCTCTTGATACTTCTGCTTTTCAAAAGGCTGATCTAAATAGAGAACGTAACTACGCTATTGGCAATGCCGCTAATCAACGTAGGCGTAACGAACTTGAATATCAAGTCAAGTCTATTGATAGTGCATTCGCAGCACAAGAGAATGCCGTCAAAGCTTTGCTAGGCGAAGGGCAAGCTCGTGCACGTGGAACTGGTAGAAGTGCTGGTAAGGCTATTCAAAGTGTACTTGCAGCTGCTGGTCGATCACAGGCACAGATCGTACAAAACATGGCGACTGCTGAAAATCAATTCCGAATCCAGGCAAGGTCGATTGATCACACGATGATTAATGCGATCAATGTGTCTGATCTTCAATCTGCCAAGATTGATAACGATATTGATTATAAGCGTCAAGAATACAACCAAGGCTTGAGAGAACTGCAAGCTTCTATGGACAGTGCTAAGTCTGCATTCAAGAGCAACATGATGAAGATCAATCGTGATCAACAAGCTGCTGATATGCAAGCTCACTATAACCGTCTGTCTGAACCTTCTATGGGTCCTGAGATTCCACGTCCTATTGAGCTTCCTGAGTCTGTATTCCTTGATCCTCTTAAACCAATTAAACCTCCTAAGCCTGTCAAGAATGCACCTATGACCCAATCCGCTTGGACCACTGCTGCGAACGCTATGACTGGCCTTGCCGGTATCGCAAATCAGGTTAGTGGCTATAAAAGTACAAGTGGGGTTTGGGAATAATTAAAAACTAACTAGCTAAATGTCTAAATTCAAAGGGTACGCCCAATCATCTGGATTTAAAAATATACAGCTACCTGATACATCACGAAAGATCCGAGAGGAAGGGCAGCGGACGATACGTCAGATGCAAGCCACTTTCGATGCTAAACAGGCTAATACAAAAGCTGTAATTAATGCACTCAACGATAAATACCGCGTTGAGGAACAGAATAGACAATTTGTTTTTGACCTTGAAACTGAGAACCGGAATCAAATCCGTGCTCGGATGGTTGAAAACAATAAAACAATTAACGAAAACAATCAGACTGAACTCAGAAAGTCTCAGCAAACATACCGTGCATTAGCTGATCTTGCTCCCACTCTTGGCAAGGTTGCGATGAAATTAGAAGAACGTGCTGATGAGTCTGGTAAAAAGAAAGGTGAAGAGCTAGCCAATACCATTGCACTTGCAGGCGGTAGCTATGCCGACATTCAATACATCCGTGATCTTGACAAGGCACACATTGCCAACGACGAGAAGTACCGAAACATTGTTAAACGGCTGATTGAAAATGGTGCTTCTAACGACATCATTAACCAAATCAGGAATGCTAACTCCTCCGTTACATATGGTCTTCAAAAGACCATGCTTGTTAACGCTGCTCTGGATTATCCCGAAGCCCTTTCTCAGTTTGAAACGCTGCCGCTTCTACTAGCTGATGGCACTGAAGGTGAAATCACTCTTGGTCAAGCTCGGACCATGGGTGATCAATACAAAGATCTGGTAGAGGCTCAGCAGCTTAGAAACAGATCTGATTACATTGCCCAGTTCCAAGGTAAAGAAGATGACCCTATGGTCGCTCGTTACCTCTACCCGAAAATGATAGAGGCTGAGCGTGCCAACGCACGTGGTCAGGCTGCTGAAAAACTGCGGAGAATCCAACGTGAAGATGAACTCCAACATCGTGAAGGGTTTAGGACTCGATTCTTTGATGCTGATGGTCACGCAAGTAACCTCAATTTTCTAGCTAAGAGCAAATACCCTCGTTCAGATCGACAAACCATGCTCAAGGTTTATGCCGAGATGGCTAGAGAAGGGCTGTGGGGTAGCGGTCCAGAAGCTTATGACAAGTTAGACGAGTTGAAGACTTCACCTGTCACACTTAAAGATCAAGAAGCCAAGCCATTCGGTTCACTCTACAAAGGTGACTCTGGACTATATGAGATCAGAGCTGCTATCGAGGCTTATGACCAAGAAACCAAAACCTTCAAGGCGAGAGAAGAACAGGCTCGAAAACAACGCATGCAAGATGACTTGCTCAAGTTTGTTGTTGGGCTAAAGGAAGGTTCTTTTGACAATAACTACTCGAAAGAACTTATTGCTGAAGCCAGAGAGATGGGGCTTGATACAAGTGATGTTCAAGCTGTTCTTAGCAACCGTTCTAGTGATGCTGTTCAGCGAAGAGTTCTGATTCCATTGCTTGACGAAAAGGTTAAGAATAGAACTTTGAAGCCAGCTGACCTTGATGGCATTACAGATCAAGTTATCCTTGATCGTTATCAGCCTTATATCGAAGCAATCATCGAAGAGGCTGCTGCAATGCCTCTTAATAATGAAGATGTTGAAAAGGCTTTAAGCGACGAACTTCGTAAAGTTCTTGGTGATGCTGACTACGAAAAAGTACTTGATACTGGTTTTAAGTATGCACTTGCTGATGCTCAAAAGCTTTATAACTCTAATCTCGGTGCTCCTGATCCCACTTCTGATCCAGCTGCTCGACAACGTAACGCTTTAGATGCTGTTGTTGCCCGGATCGAAAATCAAACTGAAGGGTCTCTTTTTTATGTAGTCAATAAGGGAGTATCTTCTGATAACGCTTATTTTGCCAAGTTTGACCCTGCAAGTTCTGAGTACATCCGTCCCGAATTAGGTCGTCCCCCTGCAGAGATTCTTGAATTAGTCAGAGATGACAATGACTATGTTTTGAATAGTCCTGTTATGTCTGAAGGAAAAGCTAGAGAACTTGCAACACAAATAAAATCTGGTAAACCTTATATGATACCAACTTATATTCATCAGCTTGCTGATGTTACTGGGTATCCTGCTTATGAAATTATTAACCATCAACTTCATTTGCAAGGCATCAAGGATGCTAAAGCAGAACCCACCCTTGTAGATAACATCCGATCCAGCCTTTCTGAAACGCCTGAGATCTTTAGTATCTTTAACACACCTTCAGCTCAAAACATCAATAGTGTTGTATCGCTTACTGGTAACAAAGTTCCTTTTGTTCGGAAAGATGCTGATGGGTTTACTGACATCGTTACACTTGCCCGTTCCCAAAAAGTAAAGGGAGCGCATGTAATTGCTGCTATGTGGGCAAACGAAACAGGATGGGGAAAGGAAGTCCACGGCTCTAATGCACTATTTAATATCAAAGCCGATAACAGGTGGAAAGGTGATTTCACAAAAACAGCTCACGGTAACTACAGGAACTACGACACACCTGCTCAAGCTGTAGCTGACTTTCCTAAGTTTATTGCCTCAAGTGGTTTTTATCCGCTTTTTGAAAAGGCAACAACTCCACGTGAAATGATCTATGCACTCACTGAAGGTGCAAATAAGCGTTATGCAGAAGATACTGATTATGCTACAAAGATCGAAAACATTCTCAGATCTCAAGGCGTAGATCTGGATCAACCCTTCATTGAATACGACGGACCTCCAACACGGGATCCAAACTATTCATCTAAAACAATTCAGCATGTCTACAACGTACACAGCCTCGGTCGGAACTCATCAGGTCCTCACCTGGATATGAAACAGGTAGATAATCCAAATACTCCTGAGGATGAAACTGGTGCTTACTACGAGTACAACGATCCTGAAATCAGAGAATATATCTTTGTGGATGACCAAGAGTTAGGCATGGTGCCTCTTCCTGATGTGCCAATGACTGGCAACTGGGAGTCTCACACTGTGCGTGGTTCTAACGGTTACGACTACGGCATTCATGATGGTAGGGGTATTTACATCAATCCCCCAGCCAAGGTTGTCAACTCTTTCCGTACATCAGAAGGTGATGACATGATGATTATTGAGCTTCCTAGTGGACGACGTTTCAAATTTCATCACGGTAGGAGCGTATTATGAGTACTGAAAGAGACGATAAGATTGATAGTCTAATTGAGGATTATCAATCTCAGCCCCAACGGGCTACACCTGATTTTAAGACTTCAGCTGAATACGATCCTGAGAAAGACACTAACGTTATCAAGCCTGAGGAAGAGAAAAAGGAAGAAGAGAAACCTGCTGATTGGTTGCAAGGCAAACCCTTTGATCGTTCTAAGGACTTTTCTTACTACAAGAAACTTGGAGCCACAAGAAAGGAATGGAACAAGTATCGGCTTAAGACCTTGCGTATTGGTGCCGACTTGGAGCCGATTGCCAAGGATCCTGTAGCTGCACTTGAGTTCACTGCTGCTGTACCTATCAGTGGTGTTGACTTTGGTATGGATGCTATTGGAGCTATCCCTGGTCTTGGTGGTATCGACGATGCTTACGACGAAGCTACTAAGTTCCAAGATCCTGTTGCTCAGAAATTCCGCGAAGTATCCAGTGTCATCATGCCAACCATGATGGGTGTTGGTGCTGCGTCAGGTGCCATTAAGGCTGCGCAACTTCCTAAGGTATATGCCGCACTCTCCCACGTTGGTTCTGCTGCTGCTATCGATGCTGGCGTTACTTATCTGAGTGACACCACTGATGATGGCGACAACCTTCTGCGTGGTCTTGATGACCTCACAGGTGGAAGTCTCAACATTCCTGACTCTTGGATGACACTTGATAGTGACTCCACTGAGGTTCGGAAAAAGAAGAACACCTATGAAGCTGTCGGACTGAGCATTATTGGTGACGTACTGGGTTACGGTATCAACCTTGGTAAAGCCCTGAAAGGAGCTAAGACTCCTGACTTCATGGGTTGGTTCAAGGTTGGTGACGAACTTGCTGAAGCCTACAAGAAAACTACTATTAACTATGGACCTGACCTACGTTTTGGGGAGGTTCCTTTTGAAGCTCACGTAAGAAATCAATCATCTTTGCGTGAATGGCAGATGGATGAGGTTGCTGTCCGTCAGCTCGAGCTTGATATGTCCTCAACTGGGACTGTCAATCAGTTGATGGATGATGCTGTTTTCCTTGGCGATGATGTCAATCTACAAAACGCTAGAGATAGGCAAAATATCAGCGATGCATGGGAGGCTACTAAGCAACAAATCTCTGCTAATCCGCAATCTCGTGCTGATGTCCTTCGTAGGCAAGTTAAACGATATACGGATGATGCTGCTAAACAGGTCGAATCTGGCGATGTATCAGGTTTGGCTCAAGTCTATTCAGATAAAGCAGCCAAGTATCAAAAAATGCTTGATGATGAGCTAGCTCCACCTAATACATCATACAACCCTGCTATCACTCCTAAGCTTGTCTCAGAGGCTGAGAACGCTGTTCTAAGCGTCCCTCCTGCTTCTGTAGCACGTAATGCTTTGGATGTAGCAGCGATCAAATCAGGCATCAGCTCTGGTAACCCTGCCCCCATCGTTACTGAGCCGACCCTTAAAGCTATTGCTGGTGACAATGCCGACGCACGTGACTTGGTCATGGACGTTGCTGCTGACTACCAAGCATCTGGTGAGTGGGCTGGTCTGATGAAAGGGTTTGAGTTCAGCAAATCCCAAATGGATACTGCTGCAAGAGATATCTGGACCCAGGTCATGGAGGTTCCTCCTAACCAAGTTAAGGATGTTTTCTATCAGAATCCATCTCGTATGGTTCTTGGTGGACAGACGTTTGAATACGCCAGTGAGGATGCAGCACGCGCTGCTCTTCAAGGTATTAAAAACCTGACTGACATGTATCTGGGTGAGAGCACTGCATTGGCATCTGCTCGTGTTATGGACACCACTGCACGTGAACTGCAAACAATTGCAGAAGGTGCGGTCAAGTTCCCCAACAATGCATCTGATACACGTATCCAGACAATGATTTTGGATCGTATGCAGATCCTAATGTCTGAGCATGCACTTAACAAGTTTGTCGCTGGTTTCTCTCTACAAAACAAAAAACGTATCGCGGATGCAATCGAAGGTGGTTCTGAAACCGATTCTATTGTAAGAGAGATCTTGGATGAACTTAATGATGCTCGTGTTAAGAAAGCTGCCCAATCACTTGAGTTCCGCAACAACCTGGAGACTCTGTGGAAGGAAGACCGTGCAATGGTTAAACCTTTTATCGATGCTTTCACGATGTCCAACGGTGACATCAACAGCCTTGACAAGATGATGAAGTGGGCAAACAAGCAAATGTCTTTGCGTGGTTTGTTTGTGTCACCGACTATTGACGGTAGACGCCAAATTAATATGCTCACACAAGGTCTTTGGGCTGTCAGGTATAACAACGTTCTTTCTGGTCTTTCGGCACTGCGTGCTGGAATTGGTAACACTACGAGTTTGATTCTTAAAAGCACTACTGCTGTGCTTGGTCATGGTATCGAAGGCACACTTAAAGGTGGTGACTACAGAAACTTAAAGCGTGCTTTGTATACGCACGGTGCTTTCTACGAAACTAACCGTAGAGCTGCACAACACGCTTGGGATGCTTGGAAGCGTTCTTCTGATGATCCACAAGCTTTTATGGACCTTATGCGTAAGGACCGTTATGTAGCTCGTGATGCTGCTGAGTTTAAGCTTATGGAAGACATTGCCAATAACAAATGGAATGTCGAAGGCAATAAAGGCAAAATGTTCCTTTGGAACTGGACTAAGTTTAATAATGATGCAGCCAACAGTCGCTATATGCGTTGGGGTACAAATGCAATGATCGGCGCTGACCAATATGTCAACGTTACTCTTGCTACCCATAAGTCTCGCACGTTGGCTTATGAAGAGGTCTTTGAACAGACTGGAGGTAAGGTCAATAAAGAGTTGCTACGTGCAGCTGAAGAAAAGCACTTTGCCAAAATGTTTGATAAGAACGGTGTTATCACAGATGACGCTGTCAAATTGAGTTCTTCTGAAATTGCTTTGAATCAAGATGATGAAATCTCTACGTTCCTCAACGATGGTTTGAATAAAGTCCCTGCACTTAAGCCGTTGTTTATGTTCCCTAGGACTGGTGTCAATGCTGTAAAACTGGGTCTTACTTATACACCTTTTGCAGCTATCCCTGGTTCTGGAAGGATGGCTTTAATCCTTAATGCTGGAACGGACCAAGCAAAGATTTTTGATGCTCTCGGAAAACATGGTGTAAAGCGTACTGATCCTAACGCCATGGTTATCTATGAGAACCTTAAGGCTGAATACAAGGGTCGTATGGCTCTTGGTGGTTTGATCCTTTCTAGTGGATTTGCTTATGCCTTAGGTGGCAACATCAGAGGCAATGGCCCAATCAATGGTGCCGAACGTGTTCTTATGCGTGACAACTTTGGTTGGAAGCCTAAGCACATCAAAGTCGGCAATAAATGGGTCTCTTACGCTGGTGTTGAACCATTTGACAGTCTGCTTACCCCGATTGCTGATCTTGCTTACTACGCAACAGATATCGGATCAAACATGCTAGAGGATTTCGAGAAGAAGCTCCTTTGGTCCTTTGCAGCTGGTTTCACAAACAAAACCTTTATGGCTGGGCTTGATCCACTTATCAAGCTTCTACATGGTGATGAAACACAATTTGCAAGGCTTGCAGCTAATGAGTTCCGGACGATGGTTCCTATGTCAGGAGCTGTTGGCGTCTTTGCAAACGCTATCTCTTCCTCCCAAAAGGACATTCACGATGACATTATGGGTTATGTCGCTAACCGTGTGCCTGGCTTTAATACGCTTCTACCTGAACGTATTGATGTGTGGACTGGTAAACCCATTAACGATATCGACAACCCTTGGCTTCGTGCTTTGAACGCCTTCAACCCTGTTCCCATCAGCGATGGTGG